AGGAGATCGGTAAATTGGCCGGTATGTTCCTAGGTCAATTTATTAAAGATCGCTTTAATTGACGCTAGTAATGCTTAAAGAACTAAACGCATCCCTGCCTAAATCGAGCTACGACTTCAGTAATGTCCGTGAAGAGACTTACGAAGAATGTGTCATGCGGAATGCAGGTTCTGGCGGCACTGGCCCCGAAGACCCTTGCAAAGGAAAGCCGCGTCAAAAGTTTGGATTACCAGAAGAGCGTGTCCAGTATTTCCTGAATAACCCAGAAGAAGCGATGCCAAAGTCCAACGGTAATGGCGCTGCTTTTTTAAATGGATACATAGAAAGCAACTTTAAGTAATAATTACTGCGCTATGCTTTCAGCATGGCAGGAACAAGTATTTATAGCGTATATCGACGGACTGCACGGGCTGCTGCACAGCAACGTGTCGTTAAGAAAACGTCGTCGATTGACGTAGAAAGAGCAAGGACAGATTTTGCATATTTCTGTGAGGTGGTAGGTGATAAACCACCTGCAGCGCACCATTTGGAATGGCATAAATATCTTTGTACAGGGGAGGACTCTGAATGCTTGATTGGAATCGGTGGCCCCAACATCGACATTCTTGCCCCACGGGGTAGCGCCAAGTCCACGATCTTAGGTCTCTATACAGCGTGGTCCATCGGCATTCATGCTCTGGCGAAGAAACCTTTGAAGATCCTCTACATCTCCTATACGGTCGATGTGGCGCGACCTAAGAGTGCAGCAATCAAACGGATCATTGAAGAGAGTAAGACATACAAAGAGATCTTTCCCACCGTAAAGATTGCAAAAGGCATCAACTCTAACGAGTACTGGAGTATTGATTGGAAGTTTGCAGGCATCAAGTCAACAGGTGAAGAAGAATTCACTGTTTGTTGCGCAGGTCTCAAAGGTGCTGTGACCTCTAAACGTTCACACCTTTGCATCATTGATGACGCCATCAAGAGTGCGGATGACATTAAGAACCGGGACATCCGACAGGCCATGGAAGATAACTGGAACTCAGTTATTGTTCCGACCATGTTTGAGGGCGGCAGAGCGATCTGTCTAGGCACCCGCTTCCGTCATGACGACATTCATAATTCCACCTTCATCCCTGCCAATGATTGGGTGCAGATCATCCAGTCTGCTATCACGGTCGATGACAACGGAGATGAGATCTCGTATTGGCCGGACATGTGGTCGCTTGATTACCTACGTGACCGGCGCCGCCAGGCCCCTGTTGCCTTTAGCTTCCAGTATCAGAATCAGGTCGTCCAGACCAGTGAGCTTTCGCTGTCCCCTGATCTAATTATCAAGGGAACCATCGACATGCAGTTCGAAACCCTAGGGGTCGGGGTCGATTTATCTGCGGGCGTTCGTGAACGGAACGACTACACGGTCTTCGTGATGGGAGGGCGCGTGGGAGGGAAGATTCACATCATTGATTGCAAGAGACTTCGTATCATGGGTAACCTTGAGAAGCTCGAAGCATTAATGGAAATGATGGAAGAGTGGGGTGTCATTAGTAAAGATAACGATCAGTACTTCCCCACCGGTAGCGGTATTGAAATTTGGTCAGAAGCAGTGGCGTACCAGGCATCATTAGAAGCTGATTTCAAGCGAATCTGCCTGGGAGAGCACGGACTTTATAACATGCACTGGCATCCGGTTAAAGGTTTTAGAGGAGATAAAGTTGCCAGATTCCGGGGGATTATGGGCATGTTCGAGCAAAGGAAAATAGTATTTAATAAATATCGCAAGTTCCAGGCGTTGACAGATGAGATTGTGAACTTCGGCGTAAGTTCTCACGATGACTGTGTTGACGCTTTAGTCTGGCTCTGCAATGGTCTAATGACCAGAGGAAAACTAGAGTTAGAGTATTGACGATTTAAACTATAGGTATTCACCACGATGTCTCCCAGCTACTTTGAAGTAGAGCTTGAGCAAGATGCTTATGGTTCTGCGATTCTTCCTCTACCGGATGAATTGTGCCACGATTTAGCCCTGCAGCCGAACGAAAGATTCGATGTTGAAGCTGAAGACGGTGTGATTACGTTCAAAAGGGTGGAAGCTGGTTACGATATTGATCAGTAGACCTCTTAAACAGAATGGGCGATAGCGCTAAATCACAGCTTGAGGCTATACTCAAATCGGTAGTTTCACGTAATAGTGAAGGCCCTGCGGACACCATGCTGGTGAGCGCACACCTTTCCCAAATGAAGATGTTTGGGATCAGGCAGGGTGTTGAGTTCTACCCATTGCAGGATAATTTAGGCACGCAACGTTATGACTTTATCCAGCAAGTAATTAAGTTTAACAAGTTAGACGCACGTTTAGATAGTATTTGGGACCGCTTTCTTGCATACGGTAAGGGCCTGTTTTACATTCGGCCTACCCAAAAAACATATCGAATTTACTGGTTTGACAAGGACGCCTACCGGACATACTACTCTCCTGAGGGCGATCTCGAAGAAGTAATTATTATTTATCCTTATAAAGTTCGTTCCACAAAAGGCTTTAAAGGTGTTGGCCTGGATACGAATAAGCGGTACATGCGTCTGCGTATTACTGCTGAATCGATCGAAGAATCTCATAGCGAACAGGAGATTAACTTCGACAACCCAATGGAAGATGTTCCATTCAGTAATAAAAAGGTGTTGAAGAACACCATGGAGTTCATTCCATGCGTGGAGGTCCTGAACAACCCTGATGCTTTTGGTACTGAGGGTAGCGGTGAGTTCGATTGGATGGCTAATCAGATCGTCGCCCATGACGAGATGGTGAAGAACATCCGGGCCAACCTGTCTTTCTTTGGTAATCCGACACTTCTTTCGTCTCGTCCGAAGAACGACATCATTGAGTACGACCAGAATGATCCTGGTCAGCGACCGAGCATCTCCAGCCAATCTGGTTTTCAGTCGGAATTCAATCTCAGCAGTTCTACCTATAAGCAGGACCCAGTAACGCGCCAACAACCTGGATACATTGGTAAGCCTGGTTCGGGGATGCGTGTCCCTCGGGTCATTGCGAACTTGGAGCCTACTGACCGCGTTGGCTTTATTACTCCAAATGCTGTCAGTACTGATCAGGCTCGTTATGCCGAGCAGATGCGTAGTGAGATTCGTCTCGCACTGGGTGGTATCGATGACTTGAGCATCACCAATGTCACAGCCACAGAGTACAAGTCGGCTTACGGTCGAGTAAGTGCGACGGCGAAGAAGAAAGCACTGCAGTTATATACGTATGGCATCTGCCGTTGCCTGGAACTAATTGTTTTCCAAGAGGAGCAGATTTTCCGTAAGTCACTTGCTTATGCGCTGAACATCAAGCAGCCTATTCTTCCCGAAGATCCGGACGATAAGGCACTTGCTAAGTATGACAAAGCGAAGGCCCGGTATGAGCAAAAACTCGAAGCTGCTATTAGTGAAGCAGCTGAGACCAGGGAGATCCCACCGGGTGTTCTTGGTCTTGCGCCAGACGGCGATCGAACGGTCGAATGGCGTTGGTTGGGGCCTGTGTACGAAGATACAACACAGGATAAACTCAACCAGTCTATCTTCACCAGAAACTTGCAAGAGTTAGGTGTTGATAGCATTGAAGCACTGAAGTATCTATTCCCTTCTAAAACGGATGACGAAATTGCGAGCATGCTCTCGGGTTTCCCATTCCGCGTGGTAGGGGAAGTACAGAGGGCTTATTCCGCGTTTATTGATCTAATCAATCAAGAAATGCGGACACCACATCCGCAGCAACCGAATCTTCCGATGTCTGCGGATCCGAGATTAGATCTCACCCCCTTCCTTTACCGCACACTCGAAAGCCTACAAAAAGAGGTAACTTATGCAGGCCGATACCGCAATGCCGACCCAGTCAGCACCCCAAGTATCCCCGACCCAACCGAGCAGCTACGCGGCTCCAGCCCAGACGGCAGCGCAGGCTCCATCGGTGGCAACGACCCAGCAGTGGGTGGCGCCTTACCAGCAGGTGACGGCCCCAGCCCCGCAAATGCAGGCCCAGATGGCGGCCCAGCCGCAGGCCTCAACCCCTACTCAGTACGCCCCCCAGCAGTACCAGGCACCCCAACAAACGGAGAATCCTTACAAGGAGGCATTCAACCGGGTGGTGGGGCTCCTGAGTTCGCCCGTCCAATTCCCGTCCCTGGGTCAACAATCGACTCAGAGCCAGACCGTCGATCCGGCCAGCTACCCTTCCCAGCAGGGTCTCCAATTCAGCAATTTGGCGACGCAGACCTCTACGCCTTCGACCAACAGCAACCCGGCATATTCCAACGGCTCTTCCCAAACCTCTCTGGAGATCAGCCCGGAGCAACTGGCAGCAGCCGGAGTAAGCGACGCAAGCGTTGAGGTTATTAATCACTTTGGTGCTGATGCGCCTCAGATTCTTAATAACTACGCCTGTCAGATCGAAGACGCTCTGATCACAACAAACTCACAGCTTCACGAAGCTGTTACTCTGCTCGAAGCTCTCTCTAATGAGCACAGAGCTTATGAAGCGATTCTGACGGATCCCGACATCCTCGCTGATTACACCTGTGAGTTCTTCGGTGAGAATGGCCCTCACCCTGTCGCCGATGAGACCCCTGCTTATGCACAGGCCCCTCAAGGCGTTCAGGTTGGTCAGCAGCTGCAGCAACAAGCCGTGGCTCCTGAGCGTCCTTCGATGCCCGTTCCTCCCCAGCCCCAGCAGCCCGCCAACGCTGGCGATTTCTGGAACAACTTCGGCAACGTTGCCGACCGTGACCCCCAGAACGCCTGGCGTTATCTGAACTCTGCCCAGCAGAATCCTCAGATCTTCCGGGACAAGCTTCTGGTCATGGAGTGATCTCCAAACATAATTAGTTTTAGAATAAGGGGGTAGTAAAACTGCCCCCATATTTTTTATTTGATCATGGCAAAGAAAAAGGCAGGAGCCAGAAAACGCGCTGAAGATTTCATTCAGGCAATTGGCACTGCCGGTGGACCCCTCGGTGCTCCTGGGCTCGTACAATTTGGCGCTGGTGATATTCAACGTCAGGTCGTTTTAGGTCAGACGGATGAGTACTCCGCTTATCGTGCTCAGGACATGGAAGCAGGTGTCGGTTCTCCCAACGCACCTATGCCACCTATGCCGCGAGATTTAGAAGGAGCGTACTTAAAACTCAACCTCCCCGGTTCACCGCTTCCGCAGAACGCAATGTTCATGCCAAGCAATATGGCCAGAGCTGAGTTTCAGCAAGAACAAATTGCTACAGCTGCGCAACAGTTTTTGATGCAGCGCATGCCAATGACTGGCCAATTACCTATGGGTTTAAATCAACCCAAATCTAAAAAAGGATCCTGATGATGGACAACGCCAAAGCAAAAGAAGCAGTTAACAAGGCCATGAAGGCCAAAGCAATGGCATCTATTGATCCAGAAGTTCAGGGTCAAATGCCAGCCATGCAACCTGCAGATGGACTTATCAATCCCTATGGACGCATCGGTACTGTTGGCGCTAACACTTATAACCCTGGAAACATGGTGGATGGCTCACCTATTGGCGAAGCTCGCGCAGTAGGCCGCCAATTAATGCCTTAAATAATCCGGGTTGATAAATTGTTGCTATAATTTTTTGTAATGGAATGAAAATTTCCATATAGAGGATATGTGTCCTCAAGTATCAGCGTACTAAAACTCTGCTGAGAAATTCCTATGTTCATCGATAACGACTTTCCCAAGCTGTTGGGTGCGGAACTGTACCGCCCCCATCCGGCTTATGTCGTGGAGATGGCCTGCGAGCCTGTAGTTGTCCACGACTTCACCAAGCAGCCTGGTCAAACCGTGCAGCTGGATCGTTACCGCTTCTTCGGTAACCCCGGCACGAAGACCAGCCGCGAGCGTACCCAAGACCAAACGATCGGAACTGCTAACAGCCGTTCTA